TATGTAGTAGGATATCTAACTGAATTTCCAGAGATAGGGAAATCTTTTTCTATGGATAGATATATTAGAAATGGATTTCACGCTCTAGGAACCTTAACTACATCTCCTGTGCTTTCTACCCAGAATCTAGGCCAAGAAATAATGTATTTCGCCACAGCGAATTCTGTCTACAAAGTGGAAGAACTATGAATGAAGTATACGCGCTATTGGAAGCTAATGGTATAACAGAAGGAGCAGCTAGAAACTTTATACTTCCAGACTGGTGGCCGGAAGACGACCGCAGGGATCACGAGTTTGCTCAAGCAGCAATTCAACAGGCCCAGATGATTATCTCTAAACGATTGGGTTTAGATTTTTTAGCTTTTACTCAAGGAGTAATGGAACGGTCAGAATTCCAACGTGAACTTTAAAGAAGCCTTAGCTTTTTGGAAAACTAAAAATAAACCACCAAGAGCCTTATCTAGTAAACAATTAGATGCAGTAAATAAACTAGTCACTCTTGTTCCTGGTCAATGTTACTTCTGTTCTAAACAATTAAGTGGAAGACGAAAGAAATGGTGTAGTGATATTTGTGTAGATAACTTTAATATCATACGTGGCCAGACACATATGATACGTTATCACGTATATGATAGGGATCAAGGTATATGTTTCAGGTGTAAGGTTGATACAGATATTATACGAGATAAGATATTTAACTCACCACTAACGATAGAATGGCTAGAATTAGTCCATAAAACTATGGGAGATAGTTTAACCTTTAATAGATTAGCATCTAAAAAGTCATTTTGGGACGCCCATCATATAATAGCTGTTAAAGACGGCGGTGGTTGTTGTGGATTAGAAAACTTCATGACTATCTGTTATAAATGCCACCTAAAGGAGCATAAATGAAAAGATTACAACCTTTTTTTTCTTACTACGGATCTAAGTGGAGACTTGCTCCCTTGTATGAAAAGCCAAAGCACAATATAATTATAGAACCTTTTGCTGGATCTGCAGCCTATTCCACTTTGTATCCAAACCATGATATACTACTTGTGGATAAGAATCCCATAGTATGTCAAGTATGGGATTATCTAATAAACGTATCTGAGGAAGAATTCAATAAACTTCCTATTGAATTCTATCATGTGGATGAGCTTACAGGAGTTATACCAGAAGCTAAACTATTTATAGGGTTTTGGATAGCCAGAATGAGGGATCACGTAAGCTACAAGAAGACCCCAAGAGCTTTAGATCCTACAGAAAGATCCGGTTATTGGTCAGATGTAGTAAAAGCAAGAGTATGTAATCAGCTTAAATATATCCGGCACTGGAAAACAAAATGCGATGATTATATAAACTTGGACAATACAGAATCTACTTGGCACATAGATCCTCCTTATAACACTAGTAAGGGAAAGCATTACCCCATAGGGAAAGATATTGATTATAAGAATCTTGCTGAATGGAGTAAAACTAGGAATGGTCAAGTAATGGTATGCGAAATGGAACCTTCTAACTGGCTACCTTTTAAGCTCTTAAAAGAAGTATCAAGATCCCACCCTCCTAGTTGCGAGTCTCTATTTAACACTTCATATTCAGAAGTAGTTTGGTATAAGTAGGATTTACCCTATATTAGTATAATAGGCTTTAAATGCGTGATTATACTAAAAAGAATTTTACATTAGATGAGTGGAATAAACTATCAAGAGAAGAACAATGTGTTTTCTCCGCTCTTGTCCGACCTACAAATGATGAAGAATTAAAAGCCTATATATGGAAATTCTTTGGAATGAAGATTCCAGAGACATGTCACCCAGACTGTGCAAAGAAATCAGTCCCCTGCACTCCCCCTTTCAAGATTTTCTCTGACGCTTATTTTGGGCGTTATGACATGATAATTCTTAAGGCTTCTCGCGGTTCTGGTAAATCAGTACTCCTTGCCCTTCTAGCTCTAACAGAGCAAATAAGTCTAAATGCCGAAGTCATTATTCTGGCCGCTTCTGAATTACAAGCAAAACTTGTATTCGGATTTGTATCCCAAAAGACAACAAGATTCGCAGGTAAATTTTGGGCTCACCCAAACGCTCCGAAGGCTCTACAGAACACAAAAGAAGAACTCATGGAACGTTCTCGTATAGTTACAGGAGGACAGATAAAATGTCTAGCTGCCTCACAAACGTCTATTCTTGGCCAACGACCCACTAGGCTTAGAATAGATGAAGCAGACGTTTTAGACTTAGAACTTATAGACTTTGCCTTACCTTGCGTATTCCCTCATCCCACTATAAAAGAAGTAAAGGGCCAAACCTTAATCGCATCTACCCACTATAGAGCTAAAGGAACATTAAGCGATCTTATCGTAAGGGCAGAAGCCTCTAATAGAGAAGCGGGACATACAGTAGTTCCTATCTATTCTTTCTGTTATAAAGACGTACTAGAATCAAATGGTGGACATATTACAGATGACCAAGTAGCTACTTGGAAAACGCAAATGCCCAAACATATTTGGATTCGCCAGTATGAAAATGGTGAACCTGCTTTCGATGAAGGACTCTTTAAGGCACAAGATATAGATTTTATGTTCGATGCTGATTTAGGCACCTATGAGGGAGATCCAGATGAAATAATCCCCAGCCCTATGACGCATTGGGAGGACGGCGAAGAAGGATATTATCATGGAACAGACTTCGGAGATAAAGTTGACTGGACTATTATCTCCACATTTATAGCAAGCCAAAACGAAGACAAACCAGACAGATTTGTATCCTGGCTACGTAAGGGTCGTTGTGGATTAAAAGTTTCAGCAAGAGCTTATGACCAAAAGCTTATAGACTACCCAGGAGTAGCCGCGCATGACGGAACAGGCTCCTCTCAATTCGTAGCAGAAGAACTTACGGAATACAGTGAACCAGTAGTCTGGACTAAGAAGTTCAAACAAGAGAATATGACTAAGTTGGTTGTAGCTATAGAACAGCATAGACTTAAAATGCCTAAGATAAAGTGGCTAGAGAAACAGGTTCGGTTTTTAACTTACGATGAAGCCTTCGGTACAAAGCATCTTCCCGATGGTGTTGCAAGTTTATTGATGGCATGGTATGCTAGACAGAGAGTTATGAAGAATCTAAATATCGGTGGAATACATTACTAGAAAAGGATTAATGAATGAAGGTTAACTATAAAGCCCCTTATGTCCTAAAGAAGGCTAATCCAAATGATGCTGGTTGGGATATATTAGCTAATGAAGATGTAACTTTTGAGAGGTTCGATGTAAAAGCAGTTAAAACTGGGTGTCATTTAGAAATTATAAAAGATAATGAATCTCCTCAATTCGGATACAAAATGCTAGGTAGTGTTCTACCAAACCAAGCCTATTACGAGATATTCAAAGACTTTGGACTACGAGTTGAAGTCAAAGGTAGGTCTAGCATGGCTCTAAAGAGTAAATTTATTACCCATGATGGAACCGTAGATTTTGACTATCACAGAGAAATAGGAGTAGTTCTTTTCTATATGGGAGATACGCCTTATACGATTAAACGTGGAGATAAAATAGCTCAACTGGTTTTTAGCTCATTTCTACCAGTTCAGTTTCTTAAGGTGGATGAAATGAGTGAAGGACGAGAAGGTTTTGGTTCAAGTGGACGCTAGATACATAATTGTTAAATATTATACAAAAACATGTGGACCATGTAAAGTTGTTCAACCTGTTTTAGAATCTTTTGTAGAGCAAAATGAAAACTTTGAACTAAAGTACGTAGACTGTGCAGATCTCCCGGATCCAAAAGAGATGGGACTAAGGGTTGTCCCTACACTTCATCTCTGGGACTATAATGCGAATAAACTTTCTGCATTAGAAGGATCATTTACAAGAATACAGCTAGATAATTGGATTAAATCCGTATTACCCTCGTAAAGAGGGTTTTTTTATTTAAAGCGTAATTCTATGGCGTATGAAATTTAATATTAATCTTCCAAAATTCTTTTCATATGAGTCAAGAGCAGCTAAAGAAAAAAGATTAGCGGATGAAGAATTATTCTCTAGGGTTGAAGAACATTCTAAAAAGTATTTAGAAGAATTTATAGATCAGTTAAACTCTATGGATAGATCTTCAATAGTTTCCATGCCTTCTTTTAGCACTACTCAGAGTTTTGGTAGGAAAGAGCTTCCCTTACGATGCGCCGTTAAAGAAGCTTACTTAATAAATCCCACAGTCTACGCCTGTGTACAGGCCATTGCACAATCTACAGCAATGGCCTGTTTTACTTTACACGAGAAAGGTAAGGACGGACAATACTCTACAGTATTCGCTGATCCTATTCTAGATTTATTAGATTGTCCTAATAAAACACAAACACAGCAAGAGCTTATAACTTTAATAGTTATAGACCTAATGCTCTGTGGCAACGCTTTGATCTACAAGAATACCGGAAAGGCTCCAGGTAAATATAAACCAGGTCAGCCTGTAATAGAGTTAACACTATTAAATCCAGACTTTATTGAATATAAAGATGATGGACTTGAAATAGTCAGTTACGAAGGTAGAGTAAAGACAAATCTTGAGGGAAATAAGTGGAATGCGGACCAGATTATTCACTTCAGGCTTGCTAATCCATTAAATCAGTTTTGGGGAATTTCTCCTATTCAAGCCGGGTTTAAAGCGGTTGATGTTGATTCTAAAATTCTTAACTGGTGGCTTGCAACTATGGAAAATGGGTGCAAAAAGGATGCTCTTATCAAGTTTAAGCACGACCTTACAGAGACTCAATTCCGTAGAGTTCGTTCTCTAATAGAACAACAAGTAGCCGGATTCAGAAACGGCCGTGGCTATATGATTTTAGGGCACGAAGCAGAAATGCAGTTTCTAGACATGGCTCCCGCAGAACTTGATTTCGTAAACTCGCGTAAAGCCAGCGAAAAGTCTATTATCAGTATTTTCAGAGTTCCACCGCCTATGGCGGGAGACATGGATAATGCCTCCTATAATAATGTTGATGCGATGCTTGAGAGCTTTTGGCTAGATACCATTATGCCTATTCTTCAGAATATTTGTGGAGTATTTACCAAAAGATTACTTCCTGATTTTGGTAGAGATGTAAAGAGATTCTACATTGGTTTTGATCCTTTAGCTGTTCAGCCCTTGAAGCAGATATACTATAAAGCTTGGGATTGCGCTACCAAGATGGTAAATATTGGTGTACCGCTTAACACAGCTATCAAGAAGCTTGATTTACAGCTCGCTGCAATTGATGGTGGTGATATTGGCTACATGAGTCATAATCTAGTTCCTCTAGGGTATTACGATAATGTATCGGGACCAGATACGGCTCCAGAGGTAAATAATAAGACGAAGCCAAAAGATGATGCTCAGTCAAGTCCTTTATAATAATTTAGAAAAGAAAAGAAGATATTTCGATAGAGCGTTCTACAGCGCGATCAAGTCCCATGTAACAGGCTCTAAGCGGGTTCGCTTAGAGTCTTTTTTATTGCCAATTTATATAGATTGCTTCAGCCTATTCAGTAGAAATTTAAAGATCCCAGACGAACTATACGAGGTAGTCAAGCAGAGATCCGATTTAATTTATGAAAATAAATATAATCTTCCCCTTGTTATATCTAGAACAGAAGCAACAACGGCAGCAAACTTCGGCAGTCTCTCCCGCGCCCTTTATTCTGGATTAAAGAATAAGATTTGGATAAGCAACCAAGACTCTGGATCCAGGCATAAAGGTATGAATGGCGAGAAAGTATCTATAGATGCTAAATTCTCAAACGGTCTATTATATCCTGGAGATCCAAAGGGAAATGCAACCCAGATCATAAATTGTAGGTGTTTTTTAGCTTTCGTTTAATGACGTTGTGCATGAATATGGAATATAAATCTTTAAATTTTGACGTAAAAGCAGTCAGTCAAGAAATCGAGTCGGGAGACTGGATTATTGAAGGATATGCTTCTACTTATACTTTAGATAACGGTGGAGATCGTATTCGTAAGGGTGCATTCACCGACACTATTGCTGAAAGATTTACCAACCAAAAAGCTTTAAACGGTAAATCTAAGATAAAGATTTTATGGCAACATAAGACCGACGCTATTATAGGAAGCCTTCTAGAGATTAGAGAAGATGATACTGGTTTATACGTAAGTATAAGACTAATTAACGATCCCGATTTCAAGAAAGCCTCTATAGCCTATAAGCTTGCAAAAATGGGAGAAATTGATAGTTTCTCTATTGGATACAAAACAGCCCCTTGTGATTGCGTTATAGTAGACGAAGGGGATCTGGAAATTAGAGAAATTATAAGGCTAAAACTTTATGAAATTTCTATAGTTACTTTTCCTATGAATGAACAAGCAGAGTTTACTAACGTAAAAAACGATGAGGAGTCAACCAAAGTGGACGAACAAGTTATTGAATTGCTAAAAGAAATTAAAATGCTTTTAGAACCAAAAGACCTTTGTATCACTATCACAGAGGTAGAAGATGAATCCGAGGGAGAGACTCCCGAAATGGAAAGTGATTCTACCTCTTGTGGAGAGTGTGGTAATTTACTTCAAAAGGAATGTAAGGCTTGCGGAAAGCTACTTCAAAAAATGTGCCCTGGCTGTAATGACCCTAAAGAAGAAGTAGTCGAAGAAATTAAAGATGAAAAACTTTCTCTAAAAGAAGAATTGCTAGTAGAACTAAAGCAATATATTGATTTTATTTTCGCATCTAAACAAGAAGAAAAGGAATTAATTGTTGAAGAAGTAATTACTGTTGAGAATGAAGTTAAAGCCACTGAACTGAGTTTAGAGGAATTAATCTCTAATATGTTAACTAAAGAATTTACCTTATAAATCGAAAGGGATATTTAATCCGTGGATATTGAACAGAAAATGGCAGCACTACAAGACAAGATTGTAGCCGCCGTAAAAACTCAAAATGACTCGCAACTAGAGGAACTTAAGGCCGAAATCTCCGAGTTGCGTAAAGAGGCTGGACGTTTTACCGCTCAGTCTGAACAAAAGTCGTCTTTTTATGGCCTACACGAAGCTTGCGAAAAGATCGCTACCGTTGCTGCCAATGCAGGTTTGACTAAGAACAAGAACGCCACTTGTCGTATTGAGATTGGTCAAAATCCTTACGATCTTGAGAAGAAAACCATTAATTATAATGCCGGTAACACCACAATTTCTCAAGATATGCGTCAGGTTCTTTCTGCTACTCAGCGTCCCGGTATAGTACCTTTCCGCCTACGCCCACCCGCGATTCGGGACCTTCTAAATGTAGTTCCTACTACTTCGGAGTTCATCAATTACGTTCGTGCTTCTACCCCTACCAATAACGCTGCTTATGTTGCAGAAGCTGCCTTGAAACCCGAATCCGCTTTCGCATTCACTGTAGAACGTGCTATGGTAGAAACCATTGCTCATACTCTAACCGCACCTCTTCAATTGGTAAAAGATGTAAATAGCCTTACCGCTTTCTTGCAGAATAAGCTAGTTGAAATGCTTCGTGTTAAATCAGAAGATGCTTACTTGTATGGCAATGGCGTATCTCCCGACATTCGTGGTATCATGAATTTCAGTGGAGTAGGAACCACCACTCAGCTTGCTACTGATAACCGTATTGACACTATCCGTAAGGCTCTATTGGGACTTGAAGTTAGCTTCTATCCTTGGGCTGATGCGCTAGTTATTCACCCTAATGATGTAGCTAAGATTGAGTTGCTAAAGGATACTCAAGAGCGTTACTTGTGGCCAACATTTGGTGCTTGGGCAACCGGCGTAAATGCACCCAAGTCTCTGTTCGGAGTTCCCTTGATCAGCACAACCGCTATCGCTGAGGGCACCTTCCTAGCAGGCAATTTCGGACAGGGCGTAACTTGCTATCAACGCGAAGACGTAACTGTTGACTTCTCATTCGAACACGCTGACTACTTCGCTAAGAACCTAGTTATGATTCGTGCCGAATCTCGTGAGTGTCTAGTTCCTGAAGATCCTAAGTGCTTTAATATTGGGACTTTCCTCGGGGGAATTTACAACTAGTCCGACAAACAACATACGAGATTGGACCTTCGGGTCCTTTTTCATTTCTATTGACTTTTTTCTCTAAATGTAGTATGCTGTGATTTATGAAAGTAAAATTAATCGCTAAAACACAAGGTCTAGGAGAACTAGAAGGAAAGTCTATAGGAGAGATAATGGCTTACGCAGCTAGAGTCTCAAATCCGAACAACCAGAACAACCACTCTACTTCTGGTAAGTTACTAACGTATTGCCTAACGCATGGACATGTATCAGTGTTTGAAACTGCTTCTCTAACTATGGAGATTACTACCTCGCTAGCAATTGCAGCACAGATCCTACGACACAGGTCGTTCACTTTCCAACAGTTTAGCCAAAGATACTCAGCAGTAATGGATTCTGAATTTTACCAAGCTCGTTCCCAGGATCCTAAAAATAGACAGAATTCTGTAGACGACATGGATGACGATACGAAAGCGTGGTTTGAAGTGACTCAACAAAAAAATTGGAATTATTCCTACGCTAATTACAATGCTGCTCTAAGTCTAGGTATTGCAAAAGAACAAGCCCGGTTTCTTCTTCCGGTAGCAACTCAGACCACTCTTTACATGACTGGCTCCATTCGATCCTGGATTCATTACTGTGAACAACGATGTAAACATGGTGTCCAGAAAGAGCACAAAGACATTGCGCTTCTTGTTTTAGATATTCTTTTGAAAGAAGTTCCAGAGTTAGAGGATTATTTCAGTATTGTAGAATAAAATAATCTATGTCATCAAGAGAACCCTATAAGCAACCCGCTCCCTTAGATATAAATACAGGACTATGTATTTATAAGGGAGTTACCTACACATACCAAGAGCTTCTTGACTTCTGGGAATCAGAAGAACAAGCCTACCAAGACGAATTAGAAGCACAAAGAGATGTTTCACTTGACAATCAGGTTCTCTGGGGATCTAAAAAAGACCAATTTAGAGATAATTGGTGGGGACGTAAAAGACCTCTAAAAAAGAGAACTGGCTACCCAAGGGACCTTACCTAAAAAAGTTGGCAGGAGTCTTGACAGAAGGCTAAGAAGAGTCTATAGTCAAGTCATGGGGTTCACGGTGCAGCCTGGTAGGTTCTAGGTGCCGCCTTTATAAAGCGGAAGCCGACGGTTCGAGTCCAAGAGCCCATCAATAGGGGTGATTAGCCAAGGGGAAAGGCATTGGTGTTACATACCAACATTTCATAGGTTCGAGTCCTATATCGCCTACCAGTCAGGGGGCTATCAAGTTTCGACGTAGGAATAAAGTAATTAGTAAGATGCAGGCAAATAGTCATTTAATAAACGCAACCAATAATTCTTACGCTCTAGCAGCGTAGTAATTGCGGTCGAAAGGCCGCCACAGTAATGACACGACAACTTTCTATCCCAACTGGGTAAGCCTGTAAATAACGTCCCTAAAGAAATAGCTTACGGACACCGCTGCAATGTGGTTAGCTCCACCAAACTGTAAGATAAGGACAGGGGGTAAAAATCCTTTCAAGTAATAAACTACTTCTAGTAATAGTTTAATAAAAATAGAACATCTCTACTATATTGAGAGGAAGTTTGTGGCCACAAACCTAGAAGGAATTTATTATTTAATATATAATATAGAAAAGTCATGTCAGAATTGGCTCGTTGGACGGGCGGTAGGCTGTAACCCTACACTGTGAAAAGCAACAACGGTTCAAATCCGTAATCTGGCACCAGAGATAATGAGTCTGCATCTTTAAATATGACTCACTTCATGCCACTATGACGTAATTGGTAAACGTACTGGTCTTGATGTATTAGATAAAGTATATCACATGAGTTCTTAGTTCAAATCTAAGATACATCACCAAGAAACCAGGTTTTGAGAGTTCGAATCTCTCTAGTGGCACCAATCGTATAATTCGAATAATCTTCAAAACAATTCGGTAGATAATCTACAGGTGCTCTGTCTACAATACCATTCACAAACAGAGGGATGGCGAGGACTAAGATAGGAAAGTTATTGGGAGTTTCTGATAACGCAGTTAAAAAACGAGCGTTATATCTAGGAATAGAACTAAAGTCTAAAAGAGGTTATTGGACAAAAAAGAAGTATAACAAGTTATAATATCCAGATATAGTGAAATTGCAAATCATATTTCTCTACGAAAGAAAAGTTCCAGATTGGAGTTCTGGTATCTGGGCCATGGGTCTTTAGTATAACGGAATTACGTACCCCTTTTAAGGGTAAAGATAAAAGTTCGAGTCTTTTAGGTCCCACCAAATTGTTGTAAGAACAAGGGTAAAAAACTTACTGACTACTCGGAAAGACGAGTACATATTCCCGTGGTCTAATGGAAGGGCGCTCCACTTCTAATGGAGATTAATGCAGGTTCGAGTCCTGTCGGGAATACCAGCAGGGGAAAATTATAAGCTAACCTATTTAACAGAGTGCTGATATTACATCTTGGAAAGACAAGAATCTGGTCTTATAGTTAAATGGATATAACAAGTGTTTCCTAAACATTAGTTTTCAGTTCGATTCTGAGTAGGACCAAATACGGAATGTCGCGTCAACGGAGACAAACTGGTTTTGAACGCCAGGCTGGCCTTAACAAGCTAAGGGTTCGATTCCTTGGCATTCCGCCATATAAATAATTAAATGTCTCTCTGTTATCCTTCGCTCAGAGAGACATTTAATTATTTAAGGAGCTTTTAAAATGCGAACTAGAACTATAACTGTAGACAAAGATACCTATGTTCACCAGGTAACGTTCAACAAGGACTGTAGAACGGCTTGGTTGACTTTAGTCAAAAATAATGTTATACTCTACGAATATCTAATCCCAGCATCCCTCTTCTGGGAAGAAGATCCCTTGAATGACAAGGAACCAAAATGTATCTAAAATGCACCAGTCCAGAAAACTATATGGAATCCTTAGAGCGAAGATTAAAAAGAGCCAAAGAAGATATAGCCAGATTAGAAACTGAAGTCTATGATTTGAAAGAGAAATTAGCCACCTATGAAAATATCAATAATATTCCCCTATAGACTTACCCATGATCGTGAATCGTCTTTTAAGTTCGTATCTAAGTGGTATGAGAATGTTCTACCCAATACGGAGCAAATAACTGCAGATGACCTTAATGTAGATTTCAATAGAGGACGGGCATTAAACTACGGAATATCCGCATCAAAAGGCGACATACTTATCCTAGCTGACGCCGATCTAACGGTGGCTCCAGAATCTCTACTCTCAGCTATAGATTTGGTGAAAGAAGGAATGTATTCTTATGTTATTCCCTTCACCCGAGTAGCCTATCTAGATCCTGCAGCTTCTGATCATGTTAAAGCCTATAGAGGACCTTTTAAAGAAAACTATCCATACACTACTTTTTGGAGACAGCCAAGCACAGGCGGTCTTAATGTAATGACTCGCGCTAGTTTTTATGATGCACGAGGATTTGATGAACGCTTCTCGGGATGGGGATTTGAAGATAGTGCTTTTGATGCTGCTATGCAAACCCTAGTCGGACCTGCGGGATGGATTGAAGGTCCCGCGTATCACCTATATCATTCTTCAGCACGTAAAGGGCACTCACCACTTCATGCTTCTGGTGCAAAACTTTGTGATAGATACAGAAAAGCTATGCATAATAAGGAAGAAATGATTAAAATAATCTACGAAAGACTATAGTGTATTATTTACCGGATTATTATAAGTCAAGACCTTTAGTAAATCATTTTGATGATACTAAAAACAAAGACCAATTCCAAAACGGAGTCTACGAAACGACTAGTCATCTGGTAAGAATTTGTAAATATAAATCTATAATAGATATTGGTTGCGGATCAGCCTTTAAGCTTATGAAGTATTTCTCACATATAGAGACGCTTGGTATAGATCTTTATGATACAATAACTAAGATTCAATCTAGATATAGAGGAAAACATTGGGCAGTATCTAGACCAGATTCATTTCATAAAC